TAAAAAATTGTTTTAGGTGGTACGAGAATATAATCTGTATCTGGTAAATCAGGCAGATTTATTTCCATTCTTTTTCTTTGCTTTTGCTAATTTAAGCAATAGAAAATCCTTCTTGCTAATCTTGCCATCTTTATTAGCATCAATGTTTTTTTGTTTTCCTTTAAGCATCAGACTCAGGGGTAGCTCTATCATTTAATATAGCTTCAATTTGTATTGCTCTTGTTTTGCACTGTTGCATTATGTTTGATGCCTCATTGTGTTTTTTAATTACTTCCTGTAATTCAGTTTGTAATTCTTTGGTTGTTTTTTTTGCCATAAAATAAATTAGAACGGTTTGCCTGTAGCTGTGACAGGTTTATTTATTATAGCAATTTTGTCCTCAATGGCTTTTTCTATTGCTGCAACTTCATCTGCACCAATAGCAGTTTTAACCCAACCTAATACAGCAGGTTCATCTAGTTTTTCGTATGGAATAAAATCACTTGGTAATGAAGAAGGTTTTGTAAAATTTACTTCTCCTGTAGCTCTATCTTTTTCTGTATCGCCATCTTTTCCGATTACACGATAGATTACTTTATTAACATGACCATCTGATATGTCACGTTCCATTGTGTTTACTTGCCACGTTTTAGTAATAGCCATAATAAAAAGTTTTAAAAATAGTTTAGCTTGAATACGGAGAATTACCAAGTATTGATGTATTCCATTGTGCTTTTAAAGCAGCTTCATTTGTAGCTGCATCTATAGCACTATCAGCAGGTGCATCTCTTAATGCCTTTTTTTTAGCAATAATTGCAGAAGCATCTGCACCAGTTTCTAACGCTTTTATATATTCAATATCTAGATTATTTAATAAGAGTTCTCTAGCTACTCTTATTTTATTTTTATGTACTTCTTTAGCTTTTGCCATATCAATTTCTATAGTTTTGTTATTTTGTTTCCAAGCTTCTCTAAAAGACCTATCTGTTGGTATTACAGAATCTTCAACAGTTTCATAAGCTATCCCATCTGGAACTGCTTTTTTAGCAACTTCTGTAATATCAGACTCTACAGGGTGTATTACAATTAAATTTCCTTCAGAGTTTGTGTAAATAATTTTGCTCATAATTAATTCATTACTATAAAACTAAATCCATCTGGGTCATGTGATGATCTACCAGAGTTAGTATGACCTTGTTGCCTAAAAAATCTAAACATAATATTATCTGAGTTATGTTGAGCAACAGTATTATCTCCATCATCTCTACCAGTTCCGTCATCATCTTGACTAACAGCTACGCAAGCGTAATTAGATAAAGAACTACTAAGGTTAACTTTATAAGCACCATTACCTTCATCACTAATACTAGATACATTATGTGAAGTAACTGTGGTAATTGAGTTAGTATCACAGCCAGTAAAATGACCCCAAGCTGCTGCTGCGTTCGTTCCTAGAAAAGCCATTATGATACCTCCGCTAAAGCAAATTTGTATTTCTTGCCAGATCGTTTGTTAATCAAGAATAAATCCTCTGCTCCTTCTTGTATAGTATAACTTCCCCAAGTTCCGTCAACGTCATTAGATGACCCTTCGTTAGATAAATTAAGGTCGCCAGTATATATGTTTCTTACTCTTTGTGAAGCTGAACCTATATCGTAACTGTTATCTGCTTCTGGTCTAAAATGTCCATCATTTGCAAAGTACCACCTATTTACACTGTTAGTTGCAATATAAATAAGATCATTGTTAACACCTTTAATGTAGTTATTGCTTCCATCATGAAAAATTTCTAGGTCATTACTATCTCCCGCAATAAATTTCGTATTATCAGCAACCTTAATACGATCTTCAGCACCACTCCAACTTGCTTTAGTTACACCGCCTGCTGTTTTAAAAACAAAATCTCCTTCTACCTTTGCTCCATCAGAATAAGTATAAAGCTTTTTAACGTTGTCGTAATATAGCTCTACGGCTCCGTTTGCAGAAGCTAATATTGCAGTTTCACTTCCTAAATTGACTTTAAATGGCTGTGCATGAGCAACATAGATTTCTACAGTGTTACTGTTATATCTTAAATATCCATCATTATCATCTCCAACTATATACCTTTTACTATCTCCGACTCTTACTCCAACATCAACCGTTTCAATCATTTTAACGTTGTTGTAATATAGTTCTACTGCTCCGTTCTCAAAGAACTTAGCCATGTGTTCAGTAACATTAGCATTTGTAATCCTTACATCAGCAGATCGTATATATAACGAGTTTGTTCCATTATAAATACTTGAGTTTGTTCCATCATGATGAATTTGTAAGTCAGCACTAGCACCAAACGTAACTTTGTTGTTATCTGATTGAAGTTTGACATCACCATTGGTAACATCTAAGTTTCCTGTTAATGTAGCTCCAAAACTTTCTGTCTCAAACTTCTTACTGTTGTCGTGGTATAAATCTACTCCTCCATGCTTATTACAAACGATTGCTAACTCTGCATCAGCAACCTTAAACAACATGTGGTTTTGAGTAACAATTTCTAAATTATTAGTACCATTATCAATTACTGAGTCTGTGCCATTATGATAAATTTGTAAGTCATTCCCTGTACCAAATCTAGCAAAGTTATTATCAACAAAATCAATATTATGACCGTTAGATTGTAATGAACCGCCTAGTTGTGGTGATGTGTCAGATACTAAGTCTGTGTTAATAGCAGAACCATTTACAGTTAACGCACCTATTATATTTACACCACCACTTGTAGTCTCAAACTTTTTACTTCCATCATAATATGCCTCAACCTGTGCGTTCTCTACAGCCTTAATCATATACTCACTAAGGTCGGAACTATCAAGACTTACTTGGCTTCCAGAAATACTTAATGCACCTGTCCCAACATCTTTTATAAATGAGTTACTTCCATCATGAAAAATTTCTAAATCTGCACTATTTCCTAATAATATTTTTTTATTATCCGCAGCATATATATGACCAGTAACAAGTACACCATTAGGGTGAGTCTCAAACTTTTTACTGTTGTCGTGATATAGTTCTACTGCTCCGTTGGCTACACCTTTAATTATCGTTTCATCAACACTATTAGCTTTTAACTCAATAGAATCTGATTGAATCCTAAAATCACAACTATTATTAGCATTTTGTATTCTAGAATTGCCATCATGGAATATTTGTAGGTCACTTCCTGTACCATATATAGACTTTACGTTGTCATTATGGTTGTTACTACCAGTAAATGTATTACCAGTTGTAACAGCAAAGTTACCTGTAGCTGTAACACCGCTTTGCCAAGAACTACCATTATAAACTTTAAGTTCGTTAGCAGTTGTGTTAAAAAATAAATCTCCAACATCTAAGCTATCTGTAGGATTGCTTGACCCTATTCGATATGTATTAGCAAAACTGTTAACACTAGATAAATTGTTTGCTACTGAATTTACATTATTTATAGAACCGCCAACATTATTTACGTTGGTTATAGAACTTGCAACAGTATTGATATTAGTTGCATTACTTACTACAGAATTTATATTACTTGCGTTAGATACAGCACTATTAATGTTGCTTGAGTTGCCTGCTACAGCAGAAATGTTTGAATTATTACCTGCTACAGCATTTATATTTGTAGCGTTATTTGCTACAGCAGTAACATTAGATGATATGCCTGCAACAGTATTAACATTACTGCTTATCCCTGCAACAGTAGTAACCTCTGTTGCTTTTGGTACAAGTCTATGAAATGTATATGTATGTGTTGTAGTAGTTGTTTCTACTAAGAATCCAAATCCAGATGATATAACACTTGGTACTCCTGTAATCGTAACTGTATTTCCTGTGCCTGCACCATTAGCAATAGTAACTGTAGTTCCGCTTGGTGTTAAATCAGTTGATGCTGCCTTAACAGAAACAATAGTACCAGTGCCATTTTCTGCATCTGGATTGGCTGTAGGAAAACTTGTTTCATTTGCTATGGGTACAAAACCACCAACATCATCTACAAGATCAATTATCCTGTCGTTGATAGCTGCGGTTGTAGCAATCGTTGTGTCGTTATCTGGGAATGTATCACCATCTTTTATTGTGTCACCTGTGCTTACATTAAAATATCTAGCGTCTGACTCTGTTTTAGTAAAGTATCTACCGTCTAATGTACCGTCAGCTATCTTTGCATTTGTAACTGCATCATCTGCAATCTTAGCTGTACTTACTGCTGTATCTGCAATCTTGGCAGTTTCAACAGCATTGTTACCTAAAGCTGTAGCGTTTATTGATCCTGACGCATAATGTGCAGTATCTATAGAACCATCTACATAATGTTCTGAATTTATACTATTGTCAGCTATCTTTGTACCATCAATTGCATCTCCTGCAATTTTTGGTCTAGTAACAGCTTCATTTGATATTTGAACAGTTGTAACACAGTTATTCTCTAATTTTGTTTCATCAATTGCATCTCCTGCAATCTTACCTCTAGTTACTGCACCGTCAGCAATTTTGGCAGTTGATACTGCTGTGTCAGCAATCTTTGCAGTTTGAACAGCAGCATTACCTATGGCAGTAGCATCTATTGACCCTGATGCGTAATGTGAAGTATCTATAGAACCATCTACCAGTTCACTGCTATCAACTGAGTTAGGTGCAAGATGACTAGCATCAAGAGGACTACCCGCTATAAGACTTTTAATTTCTGTTACTGTTTGATCTCTAGTCGCATTATCTTCTATTCCATTTAATTTAGAATGATCTGCGTCAGTAAAGACATTACTATCACTTGCATTTTCTACAGCAGTTCTTATTTCTGCATCTGTCTGATCTGCGGTGGCTCCTTCTTCAATGTTATTTACTTTACCTGTAATTTCTTGTTGAGCAAATAATATTTGATTTGTATTGTTATCTAAATCTTGTTCAGTAAGTACGCTACCATCTTGGAAGTCAACAGCTTTTGTACTAATAGATGTATCTCTTTGAAACTTTATTGCTGCACCATTTGCAGGAATGTTGCCACTCGTAAAAGTAACTGTAGAACCGCTTATCGTGTAGTGTGTGCCTAATGTTTTTAAGACTCCTGCAACAGTAACATCTATATCTGAAGTAAGAATATAACTAAAACTAATTGAAAAATTTACTTCAGTTCCATTTCCTGTATGGTCAGTAAACGTATTAGTGGTGTTGGTAGCCATTGTTAACTAATAAGAGACTTGGCAGCAAATTCTTCTAAAAGGCTATTTGTGCTTACTTCTACTATACCTCTATAAAGTTTTTTATTCCTATTTTGATCGTTATAAAACTTATCTCTTTTCTCTTGGTCTAATACTTTACTATTCTTTATCCACCATTTTTTAGCAGATTGTTTGTAATCATTATGTATTTCCTGTAAACCTTTTTTTAATACTTCTCTAGCGTTATACATTTGATTTACTCTGTCACTATTACTAAAATCATTTTCTGTTAATTCATTTATATCTTTTCCTGCGACATTTGCAATAACAGCCTTCATATTAATATCCATATCTGCTAAGTCCATTTTTAAACCATTACCTCTCATAAGTTGTACCAGTGCGTCATTCTTTTGTATATACCTTTCCATTTTTTCATACATTCTTAATTGCAATGTACCTTTTCTAAACCTTGCAGTTTCATAAATTAAGTCAGCAAGTTCTTCGTTATCTAATCTTAGCTGTTCTTTAAAATCATCATCACTTAGTAACAAGTCTGAAGGAGCAGCAAACTCTCCTCCTGTTTCTTGCAGCACTGATAGAACAGGGTCATTGTTAGAAATGCCTGAATATGTCCAACCATCAAGTAATACATTCCATTCATCTTTACCAAAACCTATAGGTATCTCTACAAACTTACCTGTTATATGACTTTGTACTGGCCTTGCAAATCTATCTCCATGAGGAGTAAGACTTGCTATTTCATTAACAAGTCTAGTTGCAAATATCATAGGGTTGAAATCGCCTTCAAACTGTCCTTTAGGTACTTTTTTATCAATACGAATATTACCATCTCGTTTTTGATTGAAAGCTCCTGAGTTAATAGCACCTTTAATAAATTTACCTGTACCACTGAAAGGTGTAGCTATTTGAGCAATTCTTCTAGTAACAAATGCGTTCATACGAGAAGGGTCTTCAAACAAAGGTATAAGTTCTGCTATGCCAGAAATAAATGTCTTATCTATTAGATTGTCATACATAGCAGCTTGCATGACTTGATACATAGATTCTTTTTCTAATTTTTCTCCTTCTCCTAAGTATGGTGCTATTCTTGCAAAATCAGCAGACAAAGCTAGATAACTAGCCCAAGGCTCAAGTCTTTTGTAACTAACATACTTGTATTTTATTTTTCCATCTGCTCCTCTTACATATTTAATTTCATCATTTTCGCCTCTAACTACTTTATTATTAGGGTCAACTTTTCCATATTTAGCTATTTGTTCTTCGGTAGCAAGAAATCTAAATGCGTAAGGTATAAAACCAGTAGCAAGTAACATCTCTCTTTGTTCTTTATTTTTAGGCAAACCCCCTGTAATTGCTACTCCTGCTTCAGGGTCGTTTATTTGAAAAGCAGCAGTTATACCACCCGCCCAAGCAGCCCCACCTAAACGTGTTCGACCTATTGCTATAGCTCTTACACTTTTATCTTTTGATGCTATCTCTGCTAGATGTTCTTTTACAAATCCTAGTTCAGTTATATTAACTTTCCCTATACCTATTTTTTTTCCTATAGGCGTTTCTGCTAAAGCAGCAATAGGACTTGCCTTACCAAACTGCTTCATAATATTAATAGGTGTTCTTATAAAAGGAACTATCTGTCTAGCTAACGGATATTCGTTAACAACATTTTGAAAAGATTTTAGGTAGTGACCATCTGCCAAATCTTCAGTAAATGTTGCTTCTGCTGCATATTGTTGTGCTTCTCTAAATAATTTTAAATTCTTTTGAGATAACTTTCCCTCCATTGATTCTCTGTTTATAACCTTAATAATTTTATTAAATTGGTTATTAACATATTTATTGTACTCTCCTCTATTAGCAAAATTCCTTATACCTCTTTCCATTTCTTTTTGTGTTCTCTCCCAAATGCTTGCTCTTAAATATGATCTAAAGTTCATCTGCTTAAAGAACTCATCTTCAGCCATAAGAAATCTACTAGGTAATCCGTATGTATCCATAACTGCTCTACCAAGTTGACCTTTAGTTCCTTCCCAAGATTCCATCATTATTCTTTCTCCTGACTTACTTTCAAGTATTGATTGACCTGCATCAACAATATTTCTATTAGCTCTAAAAGCAAAAGCTGCCATTCTTAAAGACTCCATAGAAGTTGACATTAGATATTGCAAATCTTTCAAAGCTCTTATTCTAGTTGCGTTATCTTCCGCACCTACTAATTTTGATATAGGCTTTCCAAATGTATTTATTCCTGTAGATATTAGGTTGACTTGATGGGTTACAGGGTTTGACAGTATTGAATTTATAAACAGATGATTAGTTATTTTCATTACATCTGAACCCTTTTGATGTTTTAGTATTATCTTCAGAGCTTTAGGATTAGTAGCTGCTAAGTGTAATTTTCTTACCACTTGCTGTAAAGCTTTAGTATCTCCACCATCTGCTAATTTTAAAATTTGTTCTACATCAAACTCTCCTAAGAAGTCTTCTTCATCTACCATTTCTTTTGCAGCTTGCTTTCTTGCAAGTTCTACAGCTTCATCTTCTGATTTTAGTTTTAATATAGTCTTTAAACCTTTCTGTGGGATTCTGTCAGAGGTTACATTTGATAGTGCAAGACTTCTTGATATTGGTGTAATAGCTCTTCGTTTAATATTTAAGACACTATCTAAAAATTTAAGGGTAAAAGCAAAGTCATTTTTAACAACATCATAGGCTTTGCTATCAAAGCTGCCACCCTTCTTCATAGCAATCATGCTGTCCATCTTACTAGCTAGTTCTCTGACAACGATTGCACTTTCATTAACAATGTCATTCATAGCTATAATTGCTACTTCTAAATCAATCTCTCCTCCATCTCCATAAGTTTCTACAAAGTCTGATAAAGCATTAATAGTATCTAAAGGTAGTTGAGTCCTTGCTTTTGTCTTCATAGACTTCCATGTTCTACTTTTTGGATTTATGCTTTGTTTAATTGCATCTCCTCTGGCAACAATAAAATCTACAATCGCTTCTTTATTCGCAAAAGCTTTTTCTTTACCTTGAATAGTTCCTTTAAAATATCTGTTTAAATCTCTAGCGTTAAAAGTTCTTGTTATTTTTGACCCCTTTAACGGACTACCTTTCAATGTAGAACCATCTCCACCTAAATAATATTTTTGTAATTTTGGATTAGTTTTTAATTTTTCCATATATATATTTAAGCTTTCAATTAAATTATTATCTTGCATATCAAAAGCCGAATCGCCTATATCTCCTCCATCTTTAGCAAGTATGTTTTTTAATCTTGCTACTATTTTATTTCTTCCTTTTACGTTTCCTGCTCTCATCTCATACATTTTGTCCATAAAGAAATCAACCAGTTCATTACCTTTTTTACCTATGCTTTCTTTTGTATAGTCAGTAATACCAAAAATTACCTTACCAATCTCTTCTGTTCTTTTATCTAGTCCTGAAGTTTTTATTGTTTCTTTTACAAATCTACCTACAGGTTCTTTTACCTTTCCTAACCCTGCTACAGTACCACCAATCGCTAACTCTCCAACAATAAAATCATTTGCCATTGCTCTCATTCTGGCTGCCATACGTTCTTCAACTGGTCGTAAAGTTCCGTCTTCGTTATATTCTTTTGGTGCTTGCATAAAATCTACAATAGTCTTTGCAACATCTGATCTTTCCCCTATCCAGTTAAAAAAGTTTTCTTCATAAGGGTCGTTTACTGCACTTACTCCTGCTCCTGCCAATCCAAACTGTAATCTCTTTACACCAAGACTTTTTAAAAACCCTGCTGATTTATACATAGGTATAAGGTATTGGGTTATTGTTTTAGCTGTACCATAAGAAAGACTATTCCTATCATCTTCAGTTTCAGTAAAACCTCCAACTAAATTACTTAAAGCACTTCTATCGTCTAAATTACTTTTTAAAGGTATAAGTTCAAAGCCTTCTGTCCGATCACTGTCATACAAATCTCCAAGTACTAGATCAACTACATCATCTCCTAGCTCATAGATATTATTAACATTTTGTATAAGACCATTAACTAATCCTCGTTTAACTTTTGACGCAAAGTTATCTCTACTTTCATAAATCATTTTATTTATTTCACTTGTTTTTTTGCCACTTGCAAGGATAGCTTCTTGATCTTCTTGAAACTGTTTTTGTATGCTTGCAAGATAAGCGTCATCATTCAACTTATCTTTTTTAAATCTACCTACTTTTTCTGTTTCAGATTCATTAACTGGACTTACTTCTTTTTCTGTTTGTATTTGATCTTTTATTTGATTTTCTTTTATATTTTCATCTATTGATTCTGTAGGCAATATAGGTTTTGGATTAAGCTCTAGCTTTGGATTTGCTGCAACAAGTTCTTCTTTAACTGTTTCAACATCTTGTGTTGCTTGTTCTTGAGGATTTAATTCTTGCATAATTAGTCAGTTAAGAAGTCTTTGTACTTGCCTGTGTTATATGATTCCCAAGCTCCAAATCCATATTTATCATACAGACGTTTTGCAGCTATAACATTAATGATAGGGTCATATAGCTCATCTGTAGATTCTATTTCAAATAATGGTAATCTTTCTGGTAAAAATTCTGGTAACATATTTATTTGCATTAGACCAAGAGAGAACTCATTTTTCTTAAGTGGGTCTAAACCAGACTTAACTGTATCAGCGTTACTATCTCCTGCTGATTCTGCCATAGCAACAGCACCCATAATTCTAGTTTGCTCATCATTAAAACCTACAGCCGACAACATTTGTTTAATTAAGTCTTGGCTAAATCTTTGTCTGGTATCAACATCTTCTAATACTTTGTTTAGTCTGTTTACTAATACTTCTTTACTTTCTCTAGGCTTTGGTTCTGGTATGCGTATCTTCTGACCAATACTTAAATTGTTTGCTTGATCTTCTGTAAAGTTGTTGAACTGAATTATTTCTGGATAACTAACACCTTCATACTTGTCTGCTATAACACTTAAATTATCTCCACTTTGTACTGTGTAAGTTTTTTCTTCTGTTTGTGGTGTATCAGCCATAGCTATAAGATCGCCTTCTTGTCCTCCAAGGTTTGATATTACATCTGATACTATCTTCTGACCTTGTGCTATCTGCACATCATTAAGTGGTAGCTGTGATTTTCTTAAATCTTTAGGATTTACAATTTCATCTCTTTCGTTTGCTTTTATAAATTCATTTTCATTACCAGTATCACTAGGTTTCTCATCTGTAGTCTCATCTGAAACACTTGAATTATCAACATTTTCAGTAGTCGTTATGGGTGTTTGTTCCTGTATTTCTTCGACTACTTCTTCTGATACTTGTTCTTTCTTAGTTTTAGATTTAATAAATTTATCGTATTCAATCTGAACAGGCTCAACTACAAATTCACGCAACTTATAATCTTCAATTTCTTGATTACTTAAGTCAACTCTTTTTAAAAACTCTCTTAAATCATCTTGGTATAAAGGGTCATATTTACCTTCTGCATTTTGATAAGTTTCAAATATTTCATCAATAGATATTTCTCCTGCATAATCATACTGTTCTTCAACATCTGCAAGACTAGGTTTTATTTTTTGTTTTGTTTGGTCATCTATATCGGAGTTAGCATACAAACTTCCAACTGTAAGTCTTAATGTTCTAATTCTTTCTTTTTGTATTTTTGTATTTATTTCTCTTTGTAGAGTTTCATTGTTAACTGCTTCTGGGCTTGCAAAACTTTGCAGTGTTCTATTACCTTGAATAATTCTTTTTGATTGGTCTTGTACTTTATCTCCATATTCTATGACTTCTGTATCTGTAGGGTATCTTGGTACATCTATTTCTACTCCTTCTTCATTTACCTGAAGATTATCTCCAAATAATCTTTTAGTTGTTTTGTAATCTCTAATCTTTTTTGGTATTGCAAAAAGTAAATCTTCAATTCTATCTAATTCATCAGAATCTAAATCAGTTCTTTTAGTATAAATCCTTTCTAAATTAGTAATAATCTTTGAAGACACACTATCAGCAAATCTTCTTTCTCCATCTAGGCTTGTATCTAAATCTTTTATTGATTTTCTTTTCCACTCTAAATCAGCAGCAGTTTTAAAACTTTGTTCATAAGCAAGATCAATATATGCCAAAGCTAGTTGTTTGTTATTGTATTCTCCATTATCAATTCTGTTAGTAATTAACTGCTGTTGCAATATACTATCTTTAGCAATAATTTCCTGATTGTTTTTTACAAAAGTTCTAGTTGCCTTGTCTTGAGATTGAAGAACTCTTAACTCTTCCTTTTCTTTATCTGTAGCGTTTTCTTTGCTAAGTATTTCTCTAGCTCTATTTATATTTTCGCTCTCTTGTATTTTATCTTTGTAATCATAAAATCTATTTTCTGCTTTATCTATAGCAGCTATAGCTGTATTTAATTTTTTTCTAAACTCTTTAGTATTAGTGATTGAGTTTCTAGTATTTTCTACTTTTACTAATTTAAAACCACCTTTACCATCAGGTACTTTTTTTGTGCCTAAAGAATATGTAGGAAATAAAGAGGTAAATTCATTGATAAATTCTCTTGCATCTGCAAACCTAGATAATCCTCCTGCTTTGTTATTAGCCATTGTCACAGCAAAATTCATTATCTGATCTGTATAGTTACCCATCTCCTTTGTAAATTCTTCTCCTACATATTGTGATCTAATATCTTCTACAAATAATTTAAGTTCATTTTTTATAAATGCTCTGTCTTGTGATTCATCTATAAAGTATGAAGCAATGATTTGATCTAGCTGTACTGCCCCTATCTTTTTTAATTTATCTACTTTATATGCACTGTTATCTTTAGCGTGTTGAGCTTGAAATCCTTTTACTCCGTCATCTATCTGATTTAAAAAAAAGTTTTTAACATAGAACTCTGGCATATCCAGTTGTTCTACTCTGGCATTTCGCTTACGAGCTACATACTCTTGGACTTGAGGAGAAGAAAAAGGAAAGGCTGCTAGAGGTTTTAACTCTCCGTCAGCAGGGTCAATAACTCTTGTAGTTTCTAATTCTTTAAGCCAAGCATTTTTTAAGTTAAGTCCTAAAGCTTTTGACTTTGCTTTATAAAAAGCAGGAGCATACCAAGGGTTTTGACCTCTAATAAATGCTGCTTCTTCTGCAAGACCTTTCTTGGTTAGGTTATTTAACTTTTGAGCTATCTGTCCTTGTGTTGTTTCTAGATTTATTTCTTCTGGATATAACAACTTTTCTGTAGCTGTAAATCCATCTGTACCTGCTCTTTCTCCTGCTGATTCTGCTTCTTTGATTTCAGCAGCTTTTACTTTATCTATCTCTTGTCCAATATATTTTTGTAGAGCAGGTTCAATAATTGCTAGTGATTGAGCTACTTGATTTAGAGGACTCGTAATATTTATAGGTGCAACAGTACTTTGACTTACAAAAGTATCTACAGGTCTAGTGCTTGGAGTAAATCCTCTTGGTTGTACCATAATTTTTAAGCGTTAATTGCTGCCATGTCAGGTTTGATGTCAAGGTAGCTCTTCAATCCAGTAGAAGCTATACCTGCTATGGTCGGCAATAGACCTTGGTATTGTTGTTGTGCTTGCATATATCCTCTGTTAGCTATATCTAAAGCTTGATTTCTACGACTTTCTCTTTGAGCTATTATTCCTTCTACATCTCTATCGTATTGTCTTTCGGCTGATTCAAGAGATTGATTTAAACTTTCTCTCATAACACCTCCTTGTCTTTCTGCATCTCCTAATAAAATACCTAACAATCTACCTGACTTACCTTCTTGAACTGCAATACTTCCTTTAGCTTTTAATACTTTTATAGACGCTTCTAATTTCTTTTGTCCAACAATAGCTCTGTCTTCTTCTAATCTATCACTGACAGCATTTTGTTGTGCAGACATAGCAGCGTCAGCAGATAAAGCTGTCCTTTCTGCTGCCTGATAAGCATAAGATGCTGTCTGTCTAGCTGCTTTATTTTTAGCTGCTGCACCTGCTACTTGTGTTACAGCACTTAACGCAAGAGAAGCATTAAATAAGTTCCCTGCAAGTCCAGTTAGTCCTAAAGCTCCTGCTACAAAACACATTAGGCTATCCTCATGAATTGATAGAAAGGTTTTTTATGCTTACCATATTCTTTATGATACTCGATAAACTTAAATCCTAAACTTTCTAACCACTTCATAGCTACTACGTTTTCTGCATATACAACATTATATAAAATTGTATATGATTTCATTAACTCATCAACCCATATTCTGCCTTTTCTAATTAATTGTATTCTGTATTTTTTACTTGAAAATAACTCATCAGTAGAAACCATATAGATACAGCCATTACTGGTTACACCGCAAACACCAATAGGATTATCTTCATCTCCACAGATTGCCATAGCTTCTTTACTAGCTAAGTATGAGACTTTCAACGCAGTTTCAGCATCTTGATCGGTTTGGTAAACAGCTTCTAATTTGTCCATATCTCTCATGTTTTTAGATACATAATCTAAATCTTTTAATGTGCATTTTCTTAAATGACCCATTACATTCTCCTGCTCTTCATGTGAAACATAGCTTCGTATTCTGCACTTGCTAATAGTGTTGGTAAGAATGTTTTATTCTTTACATCTATATCAACCCTGTCTGCTCTGCTCATTATTGGAACTCTAAAAGTACCTGTCTCTAAATTAAGCTGACCAATCGCAGCAGAAGCAGCACCTAGAAATCGACCACTAAATTTATGGGTGCTAGTATCTCTCAACTCAGGTGTTACTTCTACTTGAAAGAAACCACTCTTTTCAAACTTTATATAGAAATGATGTAGCTGTAATCTACTGCTAATAATCTCAGCACTATTTTGCTGTGGGGTTTCAGTTATTCTCTGTTTACTAAATCTATAGTGCATATCATAAGGTTCTCCTATAATAAATTTTGCATTTCTATAGTCTCCATTTGCTTCTATTGTTGCTGTTGAACCATTAGTTAGGTTTGTAGATTGTATTACTGTTGCAGGTTTTAAGGTTTGTGTTACTCCATTAATATCAACAAACGTGCTTGTTTCATTACTTGCTAAAAATCTACCTACTATATCCATTTTTGCTCTAAGTCTATACGGAAGAGTAAAAGTAGTTTTATCAGTAGATGAGTTATATGAAACAGTTACATCTGCTTCAGTTACTTTATGATCTAAATGATATTCAAAGTCTGTATTAGCTTCTTTAAAATCAGATTCAAATGGTATTTTTTCTAAGGTAACTGTATTAGCTTCTTCTATAACCAAGAACAAATCAGTACCTATAAAGTCAACATTTTTGATAGACCTGTTTTCATTAATAGTAAAAGTAAACCAACTGTTTAAAACTTTTTGTCCTTGATTACCAAACAACCATCTGTTTATAAATAATTTATTAGGGTTGTCAGTTCCAACACAGACTAAAATATCCTGATTATTTGATACAGCTAATTTAAAAATATTACTTGGTATTAGTCTTGGTACATGAATAGTTATGTTTGCTGCATCTCTAACAGTTTCAGCAGTTTGTGTAATATACTCTCGAATACCTGCAAAGTTACCTTTCTTAGTTAAAAAATAAATAGAGTTACCAGAACCTACAGGTGCAGCGTCATCTGCCGATTCAAATTCTGTTGATACAAGTACGTTAGCTGTAGTCGGTGTTAAGTTGTCTGCTGAACTGGATAGTACAAATTGCGTTTGTTCAGAAAATAATATTAACTGCTCTCCCATAGTTACTGCGTGTTTAAGGATAGCAACTTTGGTATGAGAAGCAGCTACATCTATAGGGTGTGAATCAACAACAGTGAGAACTGTATCAGGAAAAAAGTCAAAAAACTCTGAAACATTAGACAGTATTACATTGTCATCTGCTAAAAATCCTAATCTGTTTCTAAAGAAAAATACATTATTAATTTTACGACCAATAAATGAAGGGTCAGGAGCAGACTCTATATCTCCTGCTGTTCTTTCTCCCCATACAGGTAACGTATAATCTGTACCACTTATGGTATATGTATCTCCATCAACTCTTGCAAATCTAAAATTACCATCTGCCTGTCTAATCAAAACGTGTGGCATAGTAGCGTAATCAAACTTAAATTGAATACCTGCTTCTACTGTTTCTTCCCATTGACCTTCTTCTAAAGCATTGCCATTGTTAGTGACAAACTTTACATAATAATTATCAAAGTTAGTACTCTCATCTCCTTTTACTTCTACTACCATTCCATTAGGAGAGACAGTAGGTAAGTCTGTAAATCTTTGAACTGAGTTTTTTACTATCGTTAACTGAGTATTACCCTGAGTGTCAGTACCATCTATAGAAAAATTACTACCATCATTCTTTTTAATATGTATTACACTTCCACTTCTTGCAATAGTAAAACCAGATAATCCTGAATTAAGACCTGATTGTAAATCAGCAGCAACTTGTGATGTACTGAGAGATGAATCGTTAGTCGTGTCATCAGTTACAGTTACACCATCAACAGTAATAGAATAGACAGTATCATTAGAAACCTGTTTTACAAAGATAATTGCTTGTGTGATATT